GGTGGTCCCTCCTTACACGCGAGTCTACACGCGTGGCACGTCCGCCGTCAAGAGCTTCATTTTGATGTCGTGAAGCGCGTTGATCACCCGGCAGATCTCCGCTTCGTGCGCCTCCACGACGGCCTCCAGGTGGGCCTTCTCCGGCAGCATCGCGCTGGTCCCTTTCAGGATCTTTCTCGCTTCTGCTAGGAAATTCCTCGGCTCCTCATCCCCGTTCTGTTCTAACATTGTCCCGCGCCTCCTTTCCAAGTACATCATCCCGTTGAATCAAGCGTTCAAGGATCGTGCGGTACGCAATGAGCCACGCGATCAGAAATACGCTCACCACGATCGAGATCGTGATCCACACTTGCAGCCAGTCAATCTGAATCATAGAGTTTCCTTTCGTCGTAGACTCGATCCGCTTCATCCGCCAAGCACGCGGGGCAGCACAGCCCGTACCAGACCTCGTGACGGTCACACCACAGATCCCCGCGCGGCTCGTCTAGCTCATGGTCTGGTAGGCTCATTGCTTCTCTCCTTTCAGTATCTCGGATGCCTGATCCCACCGATGATCTCGTAGAACTCCGACACATGCCCCGCCGCGCGCGGGTACTCGCCCGGTGCCTCGCGCATGCCCTGATACGTCCAGCCTGCGGGGAACTCGTACACCGCCAAGAGCTGGTTGGTCATGCTCGCGAGCCATTCCTTTTGTCCGCCAGCCTTGACCATGTGATTCCACGGAGCCGTACCATCTGGCAGCGGATCGCCGAGCAGGGCGGCATAGTCTCGCGCAATCTGTGTGAACACCGGCTCGAAGTAGTCGCGATTCTCGAACACGTATTTCGCGCTCCCTTCTGTGGCCGGTCGATTGCGTCGGTACTCGTAGATGTCCTCCATTCCGTTGAAGTCACCGTCCTGGTACTTGTCCGTGATGGCCTGGACCTGCTTCGTCGTCGGTCCGAAGTTCCAGCGGATATTGACGCTGCTTCCGCCGCTGTAGATCTCCGACGCACCCTGGAACTTGATTCCTGGGAACGCCTTGGCCAGCTCCGCACGCATGGCCTTGTTCGCCTTCGCTGGTTCACTCATCGGTTTCAGTGTCGTTGGCAAGGGGCACCTCCTCTGGTTTAGGTTCATCTGTCTCGACTCGCACACACGTAATGCCGCGCTTCTCCAGGCGCGTGATCTCCTCCTCTGTCTCGTCGCCCTTCACGACCACATGGCGGATGCCCGCCGCACGCAAGGCGCTACGGCCTCCCGGATCAGCAAACTCCAAGCGATCGTCACCGTCGTAGTAATCATCCTCGTAGAACATCACGCCGCCTCCTTCCACAAGGGAACCAGCTTACCGTTCTTGTCCACCGTCCACTTCACATACAGCGGAGGAACCGGCTTCCAGTTCGCCAACACTTTCGCCGTAGCCAGCCCGTAGCCTGGCCCCGCGCCCATCATCGCGCCCTCGTCAAGATCTGCTTTAACCACTCTCATCGCTCTACCTCCCTTATTTCCATCACTCATCACGATGTACTCTATAACGCGTGTCACACGCGTGTCAATACCCCAAACACAAATATTTTGCATTTTAATAAATCCGTTCAAAACTGAACACGGGTGTGTTCGGAAATGGACACTTGACAGGTTTCCTGAATTATGCGATAACGCGCCCGTGATACACGCATAACTGGGAGCGACCGATCAACCATGCTGGCTGAACAGCATTTCCAATTCCTCTCCACGTCCGGCTCGCCCGTCCCAACGCAAGCGCGCCGACAGACACGCGCCCCTTTCTCCGGTTCAGCACGGAGACGGGGGCGCGCTGTTTGAGGAATGGTGCCTGTGACGAATTATCCGTTGAGCTGGCCTGCGGGCTGGCGTCGCGTCAAACCGTGGGAGCGGAGAATGGCCCACTTCAAACACCAGCGTGATCGCCTTTCCATCTTTGATGGCGTGACGCGCGTACTACAACAACTCCGACTCTTTGGTTATACCGATACTGAGCACATCATCATTTCTACAAACGTCAAGCCGCGCCTCGACGGCCTACCTCGTGGAGATTCCGCGCAGCCTGGCGATCCAGGCGTCGCCGTCTATTGGAAGAAGCCAAAGGAGCCGCAACATAAAGTGATGGCCGTTGATCAGTACACAAAGGTAGCTGACAACCTCGCAGCTATAGCGGCCACACTCGACGCGATGCGTGCGATCGAGCGACATGGTGGGGCGATGATCTTGGAGCGCGCGTTCCTCGGTTTTACCGCGCTGCCGTCGCCCAATGATTGGCGGCATGTACTCGGCTTTGAACAAACACCCAGTTTCGATGAGGCGCGTGATCGCTACCGGAAACTCGCCGCCACTCAACACCCGGACCTCGGCGGCTCTGAGGCGCGCATGGCGGAACTCAATGGAGCCTGGGAGTCGGCGCAAAGAGAATTGCGATGAGCCGCAACAGTGACAGTCACACTCCCCCTCATGTGTACGTGGTCTACCGGCGCGTCCGCTCGCCGTTCGGAAAGAACATTTGGCATTGGGAGGGTGTTCAAAGCACGCTCGTTGAGGCGCGCAAATTGTTCTCAGATAGCCCGGCGCGGTTTAAGATCGTGAAGTATCGGAGGGTCACCCAATGACGAGCGCGGCCCAATCTGTCACGCTGAGTTTCACCTGTCAGAGTTGCGGCGTGATCCTCTGGTTCGAGTCACCGTGGGACATCATCCATCCGATCGATCTTGAATGCGCCTCGTGCTCAGCCCTCTACCTCATCCAGGTCACCCAGCCCTTGAAACGCAAGCGAGAGGATCTTGACCATGCCGAGCCCTAAGCGGTGGTTCCCAGTTTCAAGGGATCTCCTCCACGATGATCAGGTGCAACTCTTGATGAAAACACATGGGGCAAAGGCCGTGCTGGTCTGGCTCGAAATCCTCGCGATTTTGGATGCCCACGACAACGAATTACGTGTGATCTCGACCACTGTGGATAACTTGGGGAGACTCGTCAGATTAAGCCCGAAGAATGTTCGGGCGATCATCGGCCAATGCGTGGCCAATGGTTGGCTGATGATTGGCCAACTATCGGTGGATGGTTCTGTAATGTTTTATAGCGCACCTAACTACCCGAAATATCACAGGACACGGGAACCAAAAGGGCGCGACATTGGCTCCCCTCCGAACCGAACCGAACCGAACCGAACTAAAGAGAAGAGTAAGAGTGGTGTCCCACCTGTGGATAACTCTCGGATCTCGGAAGCAGAAGCAGGTCGAATCCTCGCTCGGTTGAACCTCTCACCGAAGGGAATGGAAGATGCCTAAATCTAAGAGTGTGTCGAAACTGACACATGGTGCAAATCCACCACCTCCCGATGACGCCCTCCTGACACGCCTTGAACAGATCGAACGACGGATCGGAGGCAGCGTTGAACTCGAACAGAAGAAAGCCAACCAGTACCACCAACGAGAACGCCAGGCCCTCGCCCATCGCTACCTCAGGATCTTAGAAGAATGCGGCAACCCGGTCACTGCCGCTGACATGATCGGTGTCACGTTACGGACCATCTTCAGATGGCGCTCACACAATCCATCATTTAGTAAAAAATACGATGAGAGTCTGCGGATCGGCGAGCTGAATATCGAGGATCAGCTCGCAGGCAAGATGGATTCCGAAGCATTATCAAGGCCGTTCGATAAAGTGACGGGCGTGTTGTCGATGTTTCGGATGAAGAAGTTGAATCCGATGTATAAAGACACGCAACAGGTGAACGTGAACATCGCGGGACCGGCAGCGCTGGAGTTCCTTGTCAACGAGAAACCGAGTTCTCCACAGGGCAACACCCCAACAGGTAGTGGTCAGCGCGATCTTGAGAATGCGTAATGTCCACAGACCGCAGCGATCGCCAATAGGCATAGGCTACGCGTGAGCTACGTCCGATAAGGTGTGATATGTTACCATTCTCAACTAGCAATGGAATGAGAATCGTTCTCAACGCGTGGGCCACGGATCAATGGCGCGCCAATAGGTTCGAGGGGGGTGGGGGGGCTTGAGGCCGATCCATGGAGTCCACGAGGGCATCCACCTACAATTTCCCCACAAAATTATTTTTCCCAGTCAAAGGGCTTGACAACGGTTCACACGCGTGTTACACGGTGGGATATGACGCCTCGACAGTATGAGATCTACCAACGACGGAGTAGCGGGGAGTCTGTGGCGTCGATCGCGCGTGGGTTAGGGATTTCGCGGAGCCGGGTGTGGCAGTTGCGACGGAGGGCGCAGTTGTGGCTGCGGCGACGGTTCGCGGGGCCGGTGATGCGTGGGGAGATGGACCAGGACGTGATCGAGCGTGAGTGGGCGAAGATTGACGGGAGGGCGACCTGATGCCGATCGCGGGGCCGAGTGAGATCATCCGGCAGATTGAGGCGCTGTTGGCGCTGCCGTTTCTGGAGGTCACGATGGTGGAGTTGGAGTCGGCGCACTTGCAGCTCGATCGGATGCAGCGGGAGAGTGAGCGGGCGTTGAACCGGCGTCGGCAGCTCGCGATGGTGATGTTCAAGCCGCACGATGACACGGCACAGTTTTATGCGAGCCTGGACTTGACGCGGATGCACGCGACGGCTGAGCGGATGCGCCTGGCGCGAGGCCGGGCGACGCACCGGCTCATCATGCGGAGCTTCACCGAGACGGATCAGCAGCGGCTCCGCGTTCTAACGCGCGGGCCGGTGCGGACGGATCTGGAGGAGCAGCGTGGCCTGTAGGCGGTGTGGGGGGTTGTTGGCGTGGCTCGATTATCGCGATCAGGAGGTGCGGTTTGTGGGGGCGCGGTGTTTGAACTGTGGCGACGTGCTGGATGCGACGATCCTACGGAATCGGGCGGCGAGGCCCACGCGGGGGTGGATGGAGATCTGGCGGTTCAGCGACGGCGTCGAGAGCGCGTATGATGCGAGGCGGCCATGACGGAGCGGGCGCGGATAAGGTCAAGAAGAGGAAGGCCGAGAGTCCGCGAGATCGCCATTGAACAACTTGAACGATCTAAGCGTGAGTTTATGGAGAGTCCGGCATTTCAATCGCTCGGTAATGCGTTTATGAATGGAGCGGCAGTCGCGTTTAGCATGGCGATAAACACGTTGAAAGGTAAGCCATGACGGAGCGGGCGCGGATTGAGCGGGTGGTGTGGGCCATGTACGCCAAGTATCAGGACTGTACCTGCAAGTCCTGTCTGACTCCACAAATAGGCAACCTCCTCCGCCGCGAGCTGGCGGCGGTGAGGGGGGAGCGGGATAAAGCGCAGGCTTCAAAGAAGCCAAGGTAGTTACTGTAATGAATGAGCAGTACTTTATTATCGGGTTCTTGATTGCCGTGGCGCTAGGCATTCGATGGTGGTTAGGCGGGAAGCGGTGAATGGACTGTGCAGATTTCATAATTAAGGCCGGCTGGGTGCTATTTTGTCTCGCGGCACTAGCAGCAATAGTTAGCGCATTTTACTGAGGTACAGCATGCTGATTCTGGTGTTTCTCAATCTCCTCTCCGTTCTCGGTGCTGGGTTAGCGTTTGTCGAACTCTTGAACAAGCCACGGATATTAGAATTTGTCAAACTCGCTGTGTGCTTGGCGGTAGGCTATTTCACCGGGATGAAACTTAGCGCAGTGTAGGGGAGGGCGGCCAGTGAGAGGTCCACAACCCTATCGCCCGCGCACCAAGGCGCAGCCGCCCATGCTGCCCATCTGCCAGGTCTGTACGCCGCTGATTCGGGCGCTGATTCAGGAGTTGATGGTGTATGCCAATAAGGAATATGCTCGTGGGCTACGCGCCGGGGCGAATATCATTCATGCGGAAGCGGATAGAAGAGAGCGGCCATAACCAAGGAGGTGCTGTATGGGTGGTTCATTAGGATTCATTGATCGGACAGAGGCGCAGTCGAGAGAATTAGCAAATGAGCGGCTCCAGATTTTGTTCCCGCGTGCCCCACGCTTGTTTGTGGCGCTGTTTCAGTACTGGTGGAGGACGCTCGCCATCAAGCGGTTACAGCGGATGGGCTACTAGCATGTGGCTGGTGCTGGTGCTGTGCCTAGCGCTGGCGGGGTGCATTACGGTCGATAAGTACCCTGACGTGTGCGACGTCAAGCAAACAGATCCAGACGGCAAAGCGTACACGAAAGGCACGTTTCCCTGTAAGCTCACGCGGCATGCGGTGAAGGAACAACCATGACCACAATCCACGATGAGCGGTATTCTGAGGATTATGACAAGGAAATGGCGGAGCTGGCTGCGAAGCGTGGGAAGGAACTAGAAGAACTTGGGGCTTTCTGCGGGATCAACCCAAGGCTCTGGGCCATTGCTGCCTTTGCCGCTGGCATCCTTGTGATGCTCGCCATCATAGGCATCCTGGCCGTGGGAGCCTATACGATCTTCAACTGGATCGTGGGCTAGCGATGAGAGGCACGAAAGCGAAGCTGCTCCGTAAGCTCGCCGCGCAAGTGACACGCGAGGGGCAGTTTGTCGTGGTGATGGGCAATGGGAATCAGAGCCGCGCGACGACGGGGCCGACGCGCTACTGCTATCAACTCTTCAAGGGGCGGCGGGGTGGGATGCTGGTCAAGAAAGAAGATCTCTACGGGAGGCGCACATGAGCAAGCTGGTCAAGCCGGGCGATCCGTTCACTCAGTCCGTGCCACACGGGATTACGATCCTCTCGCCGATTGCCCCACACGACATCGCCTGTCATGTGACGATCATCGTCAATAAGTACACGAGCGCGGTGGAATTATCCTCGGTGCCCGCCGACCTGTTGTATAAAGACAGCGTGATCATCGATCTGCTTCAGCTCGCGATCCTGCGCGTGAAGGATATCCATCGTGGTAAGACACACTCCGAGATCGTGTTACCGCAATGAAAGAACCGACACTCACCCATCGCATTCTGAAAGACACCTACGACGGCTTCGTGTGGCACGTTTGTGATCGGTTCGGCAAGTATCTTGGCCGCGTCCGCTGGAGCATGGCGATTCCGTTCTCTGTTCCGATCACCGAAGGGAGGCCGTATGATTCTCGGCATTGACGTAGGGATCACGGGTGCGTGGGCGCTTTTGACGGACAGTGGAGGCCCGGTGTTTTCCAAGCAGCTCCCCTCGATGGCCAACGGAAAGAAAAACGCGAAGGTGAAAACGCAGCTCAACGCGGGCGAGTGGGCACGCGAGCTGCGCGCGCTGCCGGGTCCGTCGATCACGTTTCACACGGCCTACGTCGAGATGGTTTCCGCGATGCCGAAACAAGGCGTTGCCTCGATGTTCTCGCTTGGCCATTCCTTCGGGACCGTCTGCGCGGTGCTTGCCACGTTGCAAATTCCGTTTTGGCTCGTGACGCCGCCAGAGTGGAAAAAGGAGTTTCAGTTACTCGGCGCGGCGGATGACGCTGCGCGCACGCTCGCGATCCGGCTGTTTCCGTCGATCATCCTTGGATTCAAGAAGGATCACAATCGCGCGGACGCGCTCTTGATCGCGGAGTATGGACGGCGGAAGTACAACGGCACGAGGCGCGGGGAAGCGCTCACGATCCGCCACGAAGCCCCCCTCACACAAGGAAAGGTGACGCTATGAGCTTGCCGATGACGGTCACAAAGCACGAAGCCGTACCCCTGCAAAACGGACGGCGCAATGAACTGCTCGAAGAGTTGGCCAAAACTTTGAGCGATCGCGATCGGCTCACCTTGCACAACGCCGAGATCCAAAAGAAGGCCAAGGAGATCATCAAGTCGCGTGAGCTACGCATCAAGGAATTGACCGAGCAGCTCGCCGTGAACTCCGAGACGATTCCCCGCGAGTGCTTGATCGAGTACGATTTCAACGCGAACACGGTGAGACTCAAAGACGCCAAGACGCGCGAACTCGTAGACGAACGCGCGATGACTCCACAGGAGCGCGCCGAGCTGGTCGATGAACGCGACGCGCAGCCGACTTATCCACGATGAGCATTCCGCCCCTCATGCCCCAACGCAAGCAAGGCCGCCCGCGCAAGCACTTGCCCGGTGAGGATCGCGTGTGTACGTTCACGATGACGCCGACGATCGAGAAAGTGAATCTCACGATCGCCAACGGGATTCCCGGTTATGACGTGAGCGAGATCGCCGAATTTGGCGCGCGCGGCGACGGGAAAACCATCGGCGTGCTCGGCGGCCTGTGTATGCACGCGACGGTCCACCAATCGAAAGGCTTTCCGCTGCCGACCAAATGGCTCGGCGTCACGGATAAATTCACGAGCCACAAGGCCAAGACGTTCGAGAGCTTGGAGAAATCCTTTTGGAAAGGCATGTGGCGCGGCTCAGATGGCGGGCATCTGTGGACGGCCACCGTCAACGGGCGGCCTGTGGTCGAGCTGCATCTGCTCGGCATCGAAGATCAAGGCGCAATGGACCGAGTCCGTACCGAGTGCCACGGGGTCTGGTTCGAGGAGCCTGCGCCGACTTCGGTACTCGTGGATAGTTCGGGCGTGACCGTCGAAGCCTGGTCAATGGCGATCACCTCGATGCGTCTCCCTACGCATGCGCATATCGCCGTGATGACCCTGAACTATCCCGATGAGGATCATTGGACCTGGCAGCGGTTTCTCCCGCCGACCTATCCCGTGACACCCGCAACGGCGATGGATCGCCGCTACGGCACGCATCCTACGGAGCCTTCGCGCATGTGGTTTCGTATCCCGGTCGGCGAGCGTGCGGACGCGGGGCAGCGGGCCGCGTGGACCAACGCCTTGAAGGATCGCCCGGACCTCTTGCGCCGGTTGATCGAAGGGCTGCCCGGCTCGCTGATGATCGGCAAGCAAGTTGCCGAGGGATTCAACGAGGATGCCCACGTTTCGCGTGAGCGTCTCCGTCCGATCGAGGGCGAGCCGCTCCAAATCGGGTTCGACTTTGGCCATACCCCTACCGCGATCATCGGGCAGGCGTGGCGTGGGGCACGGAGGATCTATGCCGCGCTCGCGTGCGAGAAGGGCGGCGTGAAACAACATTGTGAAAATACCGTCGTACCGTGGCTGATGCAGCATGCTCCGTGGGCCTTGCGGAAATCGAACATGATCAGCGGGTGTTACGATATCAGCGGGCAGACCGGCGAGCAGTCCGACATCGAGCGCGATCCGGTGAGCGAGCTGGAGAAGCAGCTCCCCGGCCTATGGTTTCCCGGACCGATCGATTGGGAATCGCGCAAGCACGTCCTCGTCTCCTCGATGAATCACCACATTTCGGCTGGCAAGCCGTCACTGCAAATCGACGCCGTAGATGCCGCGCCGCTGATCAAAGCGCTCTCCGGGCGCTGGCATTATCCGGTCGATCGACAAGGGAAAGTCAGCCGCGATCTCCCCAAAAAACCCAATCATCCGTGGGAGGATCTCGGCGACGCGTTCATCTACTGGCTGTGGGGCTTGACAAGTGAATCGCAGCCGCCTAGTATGCGCGTCGAAACCATTTTTGATACCGGACAATTCCAGCAGTCCACGGGGATGATCACAGTGGAATCGATCTTCAACCGATAGGAGGAACACGATGGCCGCCGTCGCTAACCTCTTCAAAGCGCCGAAGATCCCCGAAGCGCCTCCAGCTCCAATCACGAGTCAACCAGCCGTCCAGCAAGCCGCCTCAGAAAGCGCGCAGCGTCGCTCACGCGCGCGCGGCTACCGCAGCACGATCTTGAGCCAGATGATGCCGGAGAACGCTCCGGCATTGAAGGACACCTTTGGTGTATGAGTAACCCTTACGGAAGTTCACACCACGGCATGCCAGCGGAGCAGCGGTTTTCGTTGTTGTTCTCGCCTGTAACGGAATCAGGCTGCTGGTTATGGATGGCCCACTGTGGACCGAACGGATACGGGTACTTCACTCTCAACGAGAAACGACAGCTTTCCCATCGCGCCTCGTGGAAATTGTTTCGTGGTCAAATTCCTCCAGGGCTACAGGTCTGTCACCGCTGTGACGTGAAATGCTGCGTCAACCCCGATCATCTATTCCTGGGGACACAACGGGCCAACGTGCTTGATTGTTGGTCGAAGGGACGCCACCCAAACAACAGAAACAGAACAGACGGTAGATTTATATCCCAGAGCGTCTAAATGCCTAGCTCGCAAGAGTATCAAGCCGTCGTAGACGCCATTCGCCAGAAGTACCCGCTGCTCGCGCCTCATAAGTTCGATATTATCACCGGCAGCGGGCCTGGGAAGTCGATGTTTTATCCCGCGCACGCGCGCTTGAATCCACGACCGGGAACACACTGCATCGAGACGCGCGAGGAGGGCCGCGCGATTCAAGAGCCTGAACAGATAGAGCACTGGCTCACCGAAGAAATGTTCAAACTGCTCGGCATGCTGGACGGCAAAGGCAAACCTTACGCGATGTCGGAGGTGCCCGTTGCCCGCTGACGGCAAAGCGATCCTAAAGCGCTACCAGACGCTCCGCGATGGAGCGGGCTCGCACTTCGCGCTCTGCGATCAGATGGCCCCGTATCTCGCCCCCTCCCGCGTCGGCGTGCAAACCCAGCGCGCGATCGGCGCGTCACAAGCCCGCAACGTCACGGATTCCACGATGATGTCGGCGGCGGAACTCATGGCGCAATTCATCGCGAGCAACTCGATCAATCCCTCGCAGCAGTGGGGCTCGATGACCGCGAAGCCCACGGACGGCGGCGAGATCGATGACGCCGCGCAAGAGTGGTGGGAGGAGTCGCGCGATCGCATGCTCGGCGATTTCTCAGCCAGTATGTTCTACGCCGAAGCGCCAGAAACCCTGCTCGACTGGGGCGCGTTCGGGACGGGCTGCTTGATCACCGATGAAGCTCCGCAGCCGATCAACCACACCAAGCGCGGCTGGCGCGGCTCCTACTACGAGGCAATGAAAACCGGGCGCTTCGTGATCGCCGAGGAACCAGACGGACTCGTACACACCGTGATGTACGAGAAAGAGCAGTCCGCCTCGATGATGGAATCCCAGTTTGGCAAAGAGAAGCTGCCGGATAAGGTCAAGCAAGCGCTGGAAAAGAACGAGAAGGATAAGGCGTTCACCGTCGTGCGGGCGATCTATCCGCGCCCGATCGCGGAGCGTCGCTATCAAGCGGGCGCGCTCGGTATGCCCTACGCCTCGTGCTGGATCGAGAAGGACAGTAAAGAGATCGTGAAGGAGAGCGGGTACGAGGAATTTCCCGGCGCGGTGCCGCGCTACCTGCGGACTCCCGGCGAGATCTTTGGACGCGGACGCGGGCACATGGCTTTCGCTGATACCTGGACACTCAATGAAGCAAAACGGATGGGCTTCCAAGATTGGGCGCTGAAACTCCAGCCGCCCGTGTTGCACTCGCATGATTCGATGATCGCGACGCTACGCCTCACGCCGGGCGGGCCTACGTCCGTAAACACGCATGGGCGTCCTATCCAGGATACGATCATGCCGTATCAGACCGGCTCGCACCCGGAAGTCTCGCAGATCAAGGAGGAGGAGCTGCGGAAATCCATCCGGCAGATCTTCTACGTCGATCAGATCCTCATGCTCATGGAAGTGAACAAGTCGGAAATGACGGCGTTCGAGTTCGCGAAGAAAATGACGCTGCTGTTTAACATCATTGGGCCGGTCTATGGCCGCATGCGAAAGGAATTTCTTGAGCGGATCTGGACCGTCAAGTTTGTGCAAATGTGGCACGCCCGCGCGTTCTCTGAGCCGCCGCCCTCGATGTTCCAAAACGGCGGCGAGTACGACATCGTCTTTCAGAATCCCTTGGAGCGCGCGCAACGGTCCGGCGACATCGAAGCGATCACGCTCGCGATCCAGGACTTGCTCCCGATCTCGCAAGTCTATCCGCAAGTGTTCGACCGGCTGGACCCGGACAAGACGGCTTCTCGTATCTTCGCCGTGCGTGGCGTACCCGCGAGCGTCACGCGCAACGAAGATGAAATTGCCGCGCTCCGCGAGGAACGTCTCCAGCAGCAACAGGCAGAGCAGAACATGACGGAAGCGGCGACGATGGCCGAGGCGGGCGGCAAGGTCGCGCCGTTGGTCACGGCCCTGCAAGGGCAGACGAGGCCCAAATGATCACGCGGATTCTCGGCTGGCTCACCTACAAGTGGATGACCTACAATCAGGAGTCCATCCTCCGCGCCTATCAAGTCACCTTCTCGACCGTCGATGGCCAGATCGTCCTCAGACACTTGATGGACGGCATCTACTGTCAAGTGTGCCACTCGAAAGATCCCGTTGAACTCGCCGAGCACAACGGGGCACGCGCCGTGATCCACGGGATTCTCGAAAAGATCGATCTCGCGGAGAGCCCGAACAAGTACGCACAACCAACCGTAGAGGGAGTGAACCATGCCGCCAGGGGATGACGGACAGCCAATTACGCAGCCACAAAACGGATCAGCGGCAGCCGTCGCCACGGACTGGCGGACGCATCTCACGCCGGAGCTGCAAGCCGATCCCGTCGTCAAGGGATGGTCCGAAAAAGCGAGTGAGAAGGACATCGCATCACTCATCAAGACGGCGGCCCACGGGCAGCATCGCCTCGGTAGCGCAATCACCTTACCCGGCAAAGACGCCAAGCCGGAAGATGTGGCCGCGCTCCGTACCAAGCTCTATGAGGCTGGCGTGTTCAACGCGCCCCCTCCAGACGCCACCGGCTACGGGCTCAAGAAGATCGATGGACTGCCGGAGGGCTTGCAGTGGAGCCAGGATCTCGCCGATAAGTTCGGCGGCGTGCTCCTGAAGCACGGCGTTCCGAAAGGCGCGCTCGATGAGCTGATGCCGCTCTATCTCGAAGCCTTGACGGGCTCCGTCAAGACGTTGCAGGTCGATCGCGAGAAGTCGATCGCGGCCCTGAAGGAGGAGCATGGCGATCAGTACGAGATCCGCAAGGAGGCGGTCGGACGGATCATCAACGGGATTTTCAAAACCAAGGAGGAAATGGACTTCGCCGAGTCGATGCAGCTCGCCGATCATCCAGGCTTTCTCTCGGTGCTGCTCCGGCTCGCGCCCCTCGCGATGCAGGATTCGAGCTTTATGGAAAGCCTCCCGCACGCGGGCGGGGAACTCTCCTCCGACGCGGCCAAGGCGGAACTCGCCAAGATTATCAGCGATCCCACGCACAAGCATCATCTCGGATTCAAGAAGATCCCAATGGACCCGGAGGCGGATCGCTACGTCCAGGATCTCTACAAGCGCGCCTATGGCAACATGCAACGGCAACCGGAGAGCGTTGGCGCGGGCTAGGTGATGGCATGCCCCTCACACCGAAAGGTGAATCGATCTTGCGCTCGATGGTGGGCACGTACAAGAGCACCAAGAAAGCGAAGTCTGTATTTTACGCGCTGATCAACAGCGGCAAGCTGAAAGGAGTTCACAAGTGAGCACCGAGAAGGCCGCCTATCCCAACGAAGTCACGCAAGTCGATATCCCGATTCCAGACAGTGGGCTCCGCGTCGATCATCCGCGTCTCCGAGAAGCGGCGTTCAACTGCTACAAGCTGGGATGGGGAAATGAGGAAGTGGCCAGGGTCACTGGACTTCCCGGCTCGTTTGTGGCTAAATACCGCCACGAGTGGGAAAAAGAACGGAAGGAACAAGAAGCACACAAGAAATAAGTCAGTCCGGGGAGCCTCCGCGTGGGGTCCGGTGGGATCACCGAAAGGTGACGAACTTGACGGCGCGACAAGCCGTTAGGATGGTCCAGCAAGTGCTGGGCAGCCCTCCGAGAGCCAAGCAGTACAGACTGTTTCACACGGAGGAGCCTACGTGATTCAGCTTCCGAATCTCCGCTGCCAGTCGTTCCGCTTCCTTCCATACGGCGTCAGGGTAACACCTATCTCTCCGACCACGCCCGCCGAGCTTCCCTTGCCATTCTTCTGTCAGTGTGATCCATTGCAGAAAAACCTTGGCTTGAGGACGCTTGAGGCGAAGGTATGGCCACACGGCCTTGAGAATTGGTACGGCTTTACGGCCACCCCATGTAATCACCCAAACACGTCTGTGTTTGGGATTCGATTGACGCCACGAAGTAACGCTCCCGCTTTCGGTGGATTGTTTCAGCCATTTGATCAAAGCCTCATCGCACATACCAATTTTCAAGCGAGCGACGGCTGCTCCACCAGCGGTACGACGCGTCGGACAATGATTGATGAAAAGGCCAATCGTGCCCTCTCCGTCGATCAGCCCGGCAAGATAGGCAGCAGATGTAGCGGACAGTTGTTTCATAACAGACCTCCAACTAGAGATGATAATCATCATATCATACATACTGGAGGTAGTCTATGAGTATCTATGCCGATCAGTCATGGGTACACAGATTCCATGACACACTTTTACTTACATACCAGCAAATGACCTCGATTGTGCGCGGGCTCGTCGATCCGGCGATGATCCACTACGATGTCTCGGCGGCGATCGATTATCACGAGCGGCTCGGTAACGGGATGGCTAATGATGTCGTCGCCCCGTTCGCGCAAACCGTGTTGCAGAACCTCGTCCATTCGCGCCGGTCCTGTACCCTCGTGTCCTCGGATTTCACGGTCGGCATCTCCGACGAAAACACCCTTCGCAGTATGGTCAATCCGCAGAACGGGTACACCCAGACCATTCTTGCCGGGATGAATCGCCGGGCGGACAAGCATGTGATCGACGCCTTGATTGGCGCGGCCACGACTGCCGCCGTGACGGCGGGAAGCGGCGTGATCACCTACGGCTCCGTGTCGATGCCAGCCGGTCGGCAGATCGGCGCGGCCTCCGCGATGGATCTGGCCCGGATCATCAACGCGAACGAGCTGCTCTCGAAGGCCGGATGCCCCGATGACGGCAAGCGCAACTTCCTCTTCAGTCCTGGCCAGCTCCGTGACATCATGCAAATCACGCAAGCCTCTTCGTCCGACTTCACCAAGAATCGCATCCATGACAAGGGTTCGATCAACAACCTGAGTTGGGAGGGGTTCAACTGGTACTCCGT